TGGGAACGCCGCTTAACCCGCTGACGATCACGGTGTATGTGTACGGCACCACAACGCTTGCCAGCCTTTTCCAGGACCCTGCGGGGACCATCCCGCAAGCAAACCCGTTCAATTTGACGGACCCTGAGGGGACGTTTGTCATCTATGCGGCGAACGGGAATTACCAGGTCCAGACGACTTATCGGGGCGTGACTTCCCTGAGACCTCCGTTCCTGTTGTTCGATCCCTCTGATTCTCCTTTGATTTCCGGCGTGACCTACGTTGACAGCTTCTTCAACCCGCTGACTGATAGTCCTTCCAACTGGGCACCCGTGTTCAACCGCGCAGTGCTCGCGATGGTTCCGGGCAAGGATTACCCGAATCAATGGGATGGCGTATCCACATACTTGATTAACTGGTCACCGAACAACAGGGTGGACCTGGTGATGGGCGAGGGGTCAAGGATTCTGGGAGACCCGAACGTCGCCAACTCGCGCTTGATTACGGTTCCGGCAAGCGTAGGGACTATCGCAGTCAACGACAGCCTGACATTTACCAACAGCGGGGTGACTCAGACTACCGGCAAAGTCACCAACACAAAAACATTCGGAACGATCACCGTGCCAACTGCGGTCGGCACCATTGCTGCCGGCAACAATCTGACGTTCACGCGCTCCGGCGTGCAGTACGGCACTGCCACAATCAAGTCTACGTCGATCTCCGGCTCCAACACGATCATCACATTTGTCGGCACCAACCAGTATTACAACCCGCTGGCGGGCGACGTGGTTAAGGACACCACGACCAACTGGACCAACACGCTTGCAAACAATTCCACAACCAGCGTCACGATCACCTATCTGATCCTGACCCAGCCGGTTCGCGGCGCAAGGAGTGGCGATACAGTCACCGATACCACGAACTCATGGTCCGCAACACTCTCTGCCAATCCCGCATCGAACGCGGTCGATATTATCCAGGCGACGCAGGCGAAATACTGCGAATTCATCAATCTTTCCGGTGATGGTGGCCGGGCCTTCATCGATGGCGTGCCGAATTCCGCGCACTGCTTCATGAGGCTGGCGTCCACTTATGGGTGCATCGTGGACGTGGGTCTTATTACCAATTTGCATGGCGATGGCATCCTGCTCAGCCTTGCCAGTCTGCCGAACGGCTCGTATGCGCCAACGCCTAATTACAATATCATCTGCAACGGCTTCATCAACGGCGCTGATCGGGATTGCACCGCTCAGCAGTGCGGCGGCACGGGCAACAAGTGGATTAACGTCGTCGCACAGAATCCTAACCAGAAAGCGCTTAGCTTCGAGCCTGAAACGATCAATGTACAGGGCACGGTTACAGGTTTGAGTGGCACCATTGCGGTAGGCAATGCGATCACGGACGGCACCAACACCGGCACCATTGCGTCTTACAACGCCACAACCGGCATTCTTCAGTATACGCCGACAAATACTTCCCTCGGCAGAATTGCAGCAGGGACGGTTACGGACACCACAACAGGGGCGACATTCACATTCTCGAACCTCCAAGACCTCGGCGCGATTATAGATTGCGGATGGTTTTACTGCACGGGATTTCCTCGCGCGCTGACCGATCCCATCCCGGATACTTTGAGTACGCCGCTCACCATTATTCCTCCGTCTGGAGCAATCTGTCAGGTGCGCATGGAGGAATGCACTTCCTACGGCACCGTTACAATCAATAATGTGCAGGATTTAGTGCTGGATAACCTCACCTGCGACGTGCTTGCCGGATACGCGGCTCAGTGCGTGAGCATCCGCAACAGCGGAGACGGCATTGTGCTGCGCGGCGGGCGGCTGCGGCATTACGGCCTCACTCCCGCGAACTCCACGCAGGACGGTATCGTGCGCGCAGTGTCCGACATTGCAAACATTCCTTTGCAAGATGTGAGCATTCTTGGCACTCGCATGGAGTGCTACTCGACTGGCCGCGCTGGTATTGTCGCTCAAAGCATCAAGAAAAAGTTCCTGATCGACGACGGCACTAGGATCGAGATGAACGGCAACGGCGTAGGCATTGCGCTCAGCAATGGTGGCGGCGGAGGTGATGGCAACATGGACTCGGTGATCCTGGGCAAAGTGTCAATCATCAAGCCCCTCGTCAACGCAGTGACGTTCTCGATCAATAGCGGGAAAACATTCAATCTCAAATCGACTTCCCTGTCGAGTCTGTTTAACCAGGGAGCAAACCCTATCGTGTTCAATGTGGGCAGTGTGGCTCCGCTTGTGGACAGGCCGTGGACAATTTTCGGCACGGACTTCACCGCCGGCACGCGCGAACTCAACCTGCCGACCAATTTCTTTGTGCGCACAGGCGGTTCTCATTCCACGTCCAACGTGCCTGCGGCCACTACCAGCGGGGCCGTGCTCGGCGATTCAGCGGGTACGTACTTCGGGTTCGGCACTCCGCTTAACAACTTGATCGCACGCGCAGGTTCTGTCTGCAACACGCCTACTGCCAGCTATTTCAATCCCACCGACGGCGTGAGTTCAGCGTGGGTGGCACTGGGAACAGGTCTTACGATTGCAGCGCAGGCGTTTGCGGCAGTGGTGTCGCAGCGGTGGTACTCCCTTGAGTTTGCCAAAGCCTCGGACAGTACTACGTTCACGGCCACCGAGAACCTGCGTTACTCGTTTCCGGTTTACGTGGACAGGTCGATCACCATTGACAACCTGAATCTGGAAGTCACCACGGCGGCGGGCGACGCGAGCTGTCAGGCGCGCCTGGGACTGTACGCGGATAACGGATCGGGCAAGCCTGGCGCGCTCATCGTGGATGGCGGGATTTGCAACTTGGGCAACACCACGGGCGTGAAACTGCTGGCAAGCACCATCTCTCAGCCGCTCACGCCAGGCTGGTATCACTTCTGCTGCATCGTGAACCGCAACGGAGGCACGAACGCTTTGCCGGCTCTAAGAGGCGTTTCCGGCTCGGTCGTGTCGAATGTCCTCGGCAAAACGTCAACCGGCGGCTTGACCGAAGCGCTTGGCTGGGCGGTGGCCGATACGATTGCAACATGGAGTAGCTATACTTTGCCGAGCACGTTCGGTACACCCACCAACACAGGCAACCCTTCACCCTACCAGGCATTCCGCATCCAATGAAAACCACCAAGCTGTTTGTGCCGGCCTTGCTTGTGGCTTCCGCTCCGGCTTTTTCTGCAGTGCATTATGTCGCTGGCGTTGGCGCAGGGGGAACACAAACCACAACCATTACCAACGATTGCACGGGGTCGGGGACAACGACGATCGCTGTCACCTGCGCGCCGTTCGAGCGCACCGTCAACAAAGACGCCGCCAGCGGGTACGCGGGTCTTACGGCTGGCAGTTTGCTCAAGACTGCGGAGTTCCCTGCGTTTACGGGGGATTTCACAACCACGGCTGGAAGCGTGAATGCAACTGCTGCCGGCGGCATCGTCAAAACCGTGACGCTGAATCTTCCGTCGTCCCTGTTTTTGACACCGGTTAATTTCTCCACGTCCGCCAATACCGCCACAGGCACAGCAAGCCTTGCGTCTGCTCCGGCAAACACCCAGTTTGCAAATGCGACAGGATCATCCGCAGCGCCCTCCTACGTAACGCCTTCCGCGCTGTGGGACAGTGCGTTCTCGTCAGCCCAGGGTTCCATCCTTTATCGCGGCGCGACGGCCTGGGTTGCGCTACCGCCTGGCACTTCCGGCCAATATCTGCAAACCGGCGGGGCTTCTGCAAACCCTTCCTGGCAGACAGTGACGACGGGAGCTACGTCGTTGTCTACCTTGAATGGCGGCACAGCACCTGCTTCCCAGACTTACACGTTCGGTTCTGATGCGGTCAGTGGATCGGCATTTACGATAACGGGCGGAACGGTGGACGGCGTGACCGAAGGCCAAACTACGGCTGTTGGTGCGTTCACACAGCTTGGCACGTTCGTCGTCAACAATAGCGGCACCAGCAGCACCAACATTGCCAGCGGCACTTCTGGCGGAACTACCAACATATGCTCAGGCAGTAGCGCGCACACTTGCAATGTGGGCGGGGGCGCAGCGTCTACGCTGACTATTGGGTCTACGAATGGCGCGTCGAACACCACCATCAACGCGGGCACTGGCGGCGTCAACATCAATGTCAGCAACAACCAGGCGACGAACATCAACACGGGCACCAGCACGGGCACCGTGACCATCGGCAACGCTTCGGCTGCGGCCAGCATCGCCGCTCCGGCTACCTTTACGGTCAGCGCCAAAGTTGGATCCAGCGGCACCCCCGTGACTCAGATCGTCTACTACTCCCAGACCTTGACGCCTGCGTCCGTTGCGGCGGCAACTTGCGCAGAGCAGACATTCACAGTTACAGGTCTTGCGACGACGGATACCGTGCTGGTGAACGCAAGCGGTCTGGTCGGCACCACAACGATGATCGGAAACGCGCGCGCGTCTGCAACAAACACTCTGGCCATTGAGTTCTGCAACGTCAGCGCCGTCACCGCGCAGACGCCTACTTCGCAGACGTACACCATCCGCGCCGAGCGACGCTGAAGTATTGGTATGACGCCCATCTGCCGCCTGTGCATCGACGCCGTTCTCGAGTACGAGGGTGGCTACTCTGCGGACGCGCGCGACCCCGGCAACTGGACGGGCGGCAAACCCGGCGTCGGCAAGCTCAACGGCACGAACTTCGGCATCGCCGCCGCATCGCATCCCGACCTCGACATCATCGGTCTCACGCGCGAGGTGGCCGAGGACATCTACGCCAACGAGTATTGGCCGCAGGTGCACGGCGACGAACTGCCGCCTGCGCTGGCTATGGCCACGCTCGACGCTTTCGTGATGAGCGGGCACCGGGCGATCACATGGCTGCAAAGTTCCGTCGGTGCCGTGATGGATGGCCAGATCGGCCCGCTGACTATCGGGCGCGCGAACGTCTGCGATCAGGGGCTGGCCGTGAACGCGCTGTGCGACCTTAGGCTGGCCTTCCTGCGCGATCTGGATACCTGGATTACGTTCGGGCACGGCTGGGCGCATCGCGTCGCTGACGTGCGCGCGCGGGCGCTGAGGCTGGTACCACCGCAGTAGGGACATGCCATGAGCAATCAGAACACCAGCAAGGTCGCAGCGATGCCCGGCATCCGCTCGGAAGATTTCAAACCCGACGAGGAGTGCATTGAGTTTCTGGAAATGCTCTTGGCGCGCGCAAAAGCGGGCGACATCGTCGGTTTTGCCGCCGTTACGTTCGGCCCCCAGAACACCATCGGCACTTTGTGGAAAGGCAACACCTCGGTCATGGTCACGGCTGCCGGCATCGGCCTGCTCCACCAAAGGTATTTTTCATCCTGGAACGAGATGACACAAAAGTAAACTTGATAAATGGCGGCTAATAACTCAGGAGTCTAAAATGATCTACTTATTCTTAACTTTTCTGGTCGCAGTGGGCATCTTCGTGTACTGCGCGCAGAACCCGAATTTCCGCATCGAGTTCATTTCCCAGGTGGATCAACTGCACAAGTTCCTGAGCGTGCAGATTTCGGCGCTGGTCGTGGTGCTCGCCGAAGCGCAGGAAATCCTCAAGGCTCTGGGCACCGACCCGAACGGCCCTCTCGCGCAGTTCACGCAGTCACCGGCCTACTTGCATCTGATCGCCATGACGGGGGCGGCAGCCGTCGTTGCGCGAGCCTGGAAGCAGTTCCCGACGACCGGACCCGGCCCGACTCAGCAGCCGGGAGAGAAAACACCATGAACCCGCCTACGACCGCGCAGATCGCCCGCCTCAAGCAGGGGCTGACGCAGGCGGCCGGCGTGATGGTGGAACTGTTCTGCCCGGTAGGGTTACTTCAGGACATCGCCGAGCGTGCCGCGTCTGCCGCCGTGGACATCGCGGTCGATGCTATTGCCAACGCCTATAATCATCCGGCCGTCAAGGCCATTACCGGAGTAACAAAGTCATGAGTCTCGGAACATTCTGGACAACCTGCATCGCAGACGCACACTTGGCCGCCGCCAAAGTGCTTGCCGTGTTCGATGGAGTGCGCAAGGGCGTGGACAGCGCTGCGCCGACCGTGGAGGCCGTGCTGAGCGCGGTGGACCCGCAAGTCGTCCCTGCCATCGCGGGCATTGTGGAGCTCATCGACGCGGCAGATGCGGCCATCGATACGCTCGTGAACAAGAACGCGGATGGATCTGTGACGCTTACCCTGACGCCTGCCGTGGTGACTCAGGTCAAGGCACTCAAGTCGGGCGCGGCGGACTGGCTGAAATCGGCTGGCGTCAAAACCTGAGAAAGGGGAAACATGCCGACGACAAAAAACCGCCGCTACGAACAGCGCAGGGAAGAGGACATATTGGCAAGGCAAACGGCTGAAGCGGCGCTGGCAACCGCCCGCCAAGGCCTTGCTGTGGGAACGGAAGCCCGCGATCTGGCGGTTGCGCACATCAAGGAGTGCGCCAAGAACTACACGGAGTTGAAGGGGGCGGTGGACGAGCTTAGACCGATGGTGAAAGCGGTCCGGTTCGTGCAGTACGCGGTCGGGGCGGCTGCGTTTTTCTGGCCGGCTTTTGAAGTCTGCAAGGCGCTGGGCCTGTTCGGGCTCCGCTGAGCGATACTTGCGGAGCGGTTGCATCCGGGATTAGACTGAAACGAATCCACGGCAGGTAGCTCCATGCGCCAGAACTTCACAGCCCTTGCAGCCCTGTCTACGTGGTTTGGGTTCTGCGCATCGGCGGTTGCTTCGAATACTACGCCTTTCACCCCGCAGACCAACGAGTTTGCGTTCGCGGCCACCACTTCCGCCGGAACGCCGATCCAGATTGCGCCACTGTCCGGCGGCGCCACAACCTACACGCAGTACCGCATCGCGGCCGTGTGTTCCAGCCCGACGGCGGTAGTGTCACTTGCCATGGGGAGCACACAGGCCTCTGTGGCGGCCCCTGCGGTGCCCACTGCGGGCACGCCGCAGTACACCCTCACCATCCCCTGCGGTCCCGCCATCGAAGTGCGTGGCGCGCCTCCACAGGCCTGGCTGAATGCCATCACGTCGTCAGGTACGGCAACTCTGTACGTGACGGGCGGCGAAGGACTTTAATGCGACGTATGTCGCCAACTTTTCAGGAGAACAAATGAATTGCCCCCTAGCAGTCATAAGCTACTAGGGGGCGGGTGCTGCTTGCGCTTGGGTAGTGCGCGAGCATTTTGCAGGAGGCGGATTTTTCTGTCAAGTGCCACCGAAAAATAACCACCCCGGCGAACCTTTATACAGAAGCTCGTGTGCCGATGATTGCGGCATAGGGGCACCGGTTGGGGGCAATCGTCGAGAATTGCGCGGTACAAGGGGTAGTGCAGACCGCGACCTATAGACAGTTCGGCAGAGCAAGCGCAGCAACCCCCCGGCACAAGCCGGAAACCCTGCCCCTCCACCGGATGTTCGGAACAGCGCACGCGCGCGTGGGTCCCCGAGGGGAATACGCGGAATCCGAATGGCCATGCTGACGCCCACTGCATGGTCCCTGACAACGACACCCGGCTCCGTCTGTGCCGTATCAGGCAGTACAAGCCACCTGCTAGCCAGGTTGGCCTTGTACTGCCTGAATTCCTCTCCCCTCACCATCCGTGCCTTAGTAAACTTTCAGCTAGTGATAGTATTGCTAGTGATAGTATTGTTTGCATTGCACAATGCAGTTCCAACGAGAGGGAAAGACATGGATCACTTCAGGCCGAGTCTGTCTAACGTGAAGTTTGCTGGATGGGAGATCGAGCAAGCCGGAGACGCGCAGGGTCCGTTCTACGATGGTATGCGCAGGCATGCCTTGAAGATCAAGAAGCAGCTCAAAGAGTACATGGCTGAAGTGCGGTTCAGGGCAAAATGCCAGGGTTACACGTTCAGCGAGAACGACAAGAAGCTGGCCATCGAATTGAAGAAGTTGCAGGCATTGGTGAAGTAATCGTGTTCGATCCTGCCCACTTCTGGGAGTTCGCTGCTCAAGGCTTCATCAGCACGAAAGACTATGGCCTTGTGCGGTTTGACAAGCCGAATGGGTGCCAGCGGTATTTCATCGATCAGATTGCGCTGTCTTTGAAAGAGGGACGGCACATCATTGTAGTACTCAAGAGCCGGCAGCAGGGCATTTCCACACTCATGTGCGTGCTGGATTTGTACTGGCTGTTCACGAATCCGAGCATGGAGTCGACGATCATCGTCCCGGACGAAAAGCTGCGGGACAAGTTCAGGACGGACATTGTGACGTTCTACGAGGGACTGCCCGCTCGCTGGAAGAACAAGCTGGAGAAGGACAACGGCAACCAGATGGTGTTCCTCGCGCCAGACGGTCAACGCGCGAAGTTTGTGTGGCAGATCGCCAGCGACCGCGCCAACGACAAGCTGGGCAAGGGTTTGGGCATCACGTTTCTGCATGCGACCGAGCCGCCGTTGTGGGGCGTGGATGCGTCAGCGTATGCGAACCTTGAAGCGTCGTTTTCCGGCAAGAATCCGCAAAGGTTGTTTGTGTACGAGTCAACGGCGAAAGGCCATGACCTTTTCAAGGACTTGTGGGACGCAGCGAAAAAGGCCACTGGCCGGTCAGCGATTTTCATTCCGTGGTGGCTGCATGAGGATTACACCCTCGCGCAAGACAGCAATGCGTTCAATACGTATTTCGGGAGGCCGCTGACGGGATCAATCTGGAAACGCCTGGATGCGCGCGAAACCGAACTATGGATCCGCGCCAGGCATGAGCACGGATATCAGCCTACGGCTGGACAGGTGGCGTGGATGCGCTACCAGATCGAGGAAAAGTCTGCGGGCGACTACGACAGCTTCCTTGAAAACTATCCGATCACCGAACACGATGCTTTCCGGGTAACAGGGTCGGCGTTCTTTCCGAATGCGCAACTAGACAAGCAACTCACCATCGCCGCCAAGACCAGGCCGGCGTTCTACCACATGAGTTTCGGTGAACATTGGTGGGATACCCGCGTGGAACCTTGCAAGGAAGCGAAAGCAAATCTCAAGGTGTGGGAAAACCCGGCGCCGAAAACAGGTGGTCGCGTCACGTCCTGGTATACCGCCGGAGCGGATCCCGCTTATGGATCAAGCGACTGGGCAGACGACTTTGCGATTTCGGTGTTCAGGGCTTACGCGGACGGCAAGGACCAAGTGGCGGAGTTCTGCACCGCAGATTGCAACACGACGTGGTTTGCGTGGGCCATCTGCTATCTGGCGGGCTGGTACGGGAATACGTGGGTGAACCTGGAACTGACCGGGCCGGGGCAGGTGGTGCTGAACGAGTTCCAGATGATGAAGTCAATGCCGTCGCATGTCGCACGCATGATGGGGCTGGACGCGCCCGGTGAAGCACTGGAAATGCGCAAGCGTTACCGCGAGACCATGAAGGCCATACACGAATTCAGGTTCCAGCGGTTCAATGGCGGAGTGCAGAAAGGCAACTTGCGTCACTGGCAAGCTACTGAAATGCTCAAGCACCGCATGTTCAACCAGATGCGTGACTCGTTCTACCTCGGCATGCTGAACATCCGAAGCAAGGACACACTGGAGGAAATGCTCACGGTGCGGACACAACCGGGCAAAGGGTTCATCGGCGGCGCAGGCAGGGACAAGGACGACCTCGTGATTGCGGCGGGGCTTGCGCATGTGACGTGGGTCGAGAACCTGCGCGCCAAGCTGATCAAGCTCGGGCACACCCGCGAAGCAGCTCTCAAAGCGGATCAGTCCCTCAAGGCCACCCCCTCCACGCTGATGCACCAGAGCATTATTTCTGATTTCATGTCGGCGTCTGGATTGATACCGTCACGCTCGCCTACAATGCGGCCATGAGCAACTTTTGCAGAAATTGCAGGCACTCCAGCGTCATCGCCGACAATTGGCCGGATGCGCGCTGCTCGAATCCAAACGCCGGGAAGAATACCGCAATGATGCTCGTCACCGGAGACACGCGGGAATGCTGGCCGACATGCATGGATGAGCGCGCCAGCACCACCGTGGGCCGATGCGGACAGAATGCAGGAAACTTCACCAGCAAAGGGGTGATACCGTGACCATCGAAATGAAGCCGGTGGATTCGTCTCACCTGTTCGCAGTGGGTCACGATCCCGAACAGAACAAGCTGCGCGTTCAGTTCCGCGACGGCAGCGTCTACGAGTACGACGACTTCACCCAGGAGCATCATGAGCAGTTCATGAATGCCCCGTCGCACGGCAAGCATTTCGCACAGAACATCCGCAAGGGTCCGTGGAACAGCAGGAGGGTTGCGTAATGGGCGTGAAGCGCGACTGGCTGTGCAAGGCACACGGATACTTCGAGAGCTACGACCCAAAGCCCTTGTGCCCGAAGGGTTGCCTCTCGGTACAAAAGGTGTTCCTGCAACCGCCGGCATACCAGTCACCGACCATGAAGCGCGTGGACAACACTCTGCGCTGGTCTGCGAAGCAGATGGGCCTCAGCGATATGTCCGGCGCGCAAGGACGGTCCGTGGCTGAAAACAACCGTCTCAAGAACTGGTCGTCGCAGCACCAGGTGTTGCAGGAAGTCCCCAGGCCGTACACTTTCGATCCGGCGGGCAAGGACAGCCCGATCAAGGGCATGAACATCGCGCGCCCGGCTTTGCTGGCATCGTCCGACAAGGGCACGGTGTACGCTGACTCGCTCATCAAAGGTGATCCCTTGCGCCCGGAAAGTGGCAGGCAGTTGAACAACGAACTGGCGCGTCGCACGCACCGCATCGTTGACGCCAGGGACCGCAGCGCGCAATGAAAATCCCGTCAGACCCTACGGAACGCCTGGCGTTCTACAGCGAGTTGATCAGCAAGATGTTCGAGTCGGCGGACGAGCGCCGGTCGTACTATTCCACGCTGCGCACCTACGTGAAAAACGGCGGCATGCAGCAGGCCGCGCCGATCTTCAACAACATGGGCGCGCACATGGACCTGCTTGCGTGCATGCTCTACGCGCAGGACACCACGCGCTTCTCGATGGAACCGGACGCGACCTCGGACGCGACGGTGCTTCCCAAACTGTCGATCAGCGGCCGCCGCGTTCAGCAGGAGTGGCAAGACTCTAATTGCGACCAGACGTTCGCGGCGGCCATTCGAGAATCATTCTCATCTGGAACCGCCATCGTGATGCTGATGTGGGGTTCCGACGGGAAGGAAGGTTGTGTGCAACCGTACCTCATCGACGCGGAAAAATTCGGCGTGTTGCGGGAAACGGTCGGGTCGCTGTCGCGCCAGCACGCGGTGGCCTACAAGTACGAGATCACCAAGTCCTCTCTCGATGCGCTGCTCAGGGATCATCCCAAGCGGGCGTCGATCATGGAGCAGATCAGCGCGAGCAAGGGCGACGAAGATTCCGACAACTCGGACAGCGGCCAGCAGAAGCTGTTCATCTCCGGCACGCAACCTAACCTCGTCGGGTCTGCGCCGTTCGGAGCGGTCATCACGCCGACCGGAGAACCCGTCGCACGTACCGCCGACGATCTCGTGCAGATGTGCGCGCTGTACGTGTACGACGACGACGCGCAGGACTTCCGTTACATCACGCTCGCCGATCCGTGGATCGTGATCTATGAGCGCCATCTCGGCGATAAGATCAACGGGAAATCGGTGTTCGTGAAGGGCGAATTGCCGTTCATCAAGGTCTGCCCCAATCCGAACGAACACTATTTCTGGGGTACTCCAGAAGCGGGCAAGCTCCAGCAGTTGCAGGACTGGCTGAACCAGCGCATCAGCGAAACGCGCTCCATGATGAACCGGCAAGCGCGCCCGCCCGGAATCGCGCGCGGACTTGGAGATCAAGCCGAGATTGCCGACATGATGAGCCGGCCTGGCGGAGTGCTCACTTCGGATGATCTGTTCGGGGAGATCGAATACAAGGAGATCACCCCAGACATCCCCGAAGACCTGTTCCGCGACCTGCTGAACATCATGGATATGTTCAACCAGATTTCGGGCCTGCCGAAACTGGCGCAGGGACAGGGCGAGCAAGGCGTGCGATCCGATGCGCAGGTGCGCTCGCTGATGCAGGCCGGCACCACGCGCATCAAAAACCGCGCGCTCGTGATTGAGCGTTCGCTGTCGGATGCCGCAACGCTCATCTGGAAGATGCTGCGCACGTTCTGCTCGGATCGCCTGATCGACGAAGACGGACAGTTGTTTCTGATGCAACAGTTGCCCGACACGCTGAGCGTGAAAGTGGACGCGCACTCCAGCAGCCCGGCATTCGTCGAGGAAGACAAGGATCGCGCCCTGGTCGAGTTCAAGGCCGGACTAATCGATGCGGCCGGATACTTCGATCGCACGAATCCGCCGATGCGAGAGATGCTGAAACACCGCGCCAAGCAGATGCAGGAACAGGCCGCGAAGGCCGCCGCCGCGCAACAGCAGAACGAGAAAGTGATCGAACTTGCAAAGTTGCGCAAGAAAGCGTAGGTTTCGTACTCGATGCTAAGTTGCAAAAAGCAGTGATACAGTTTGGCCCACCGAACGACAAGGAGCGACACACCATGCGCAAGAAACGCAAGACCCGCCGGAAGTAAGCCCGGCCTGTCCTCGACACCGATTGCCGGGGGCGGTGCAAGACCCCCGGACAAATCTCCCAAGAGGCGCCCTCCCCAAGCGCTTCCTCGCTTACCCCGCCTTGCGCGGGGTTCTTTTTCTCTGCCGCGCTTTACATAACGAAAGTAATTATGTAGAGTCAAAACATGATCGATCCAGCGCAAGACGGCGGTGCTCCCGGCGGTATGCCCGGATGGCCTGACGCTGCGCCTCCCCAGGAAGCGCCGATGATGCAGCCTCAAAATCCGCACGGCGATGAAGCGATGGGCGAGGTCAACGTGAAGCTGGCCATGGACGTGCTGACGCATGTCCTGCCGCTGTTCGGGGCCGACACCGAAAAAGGCGCATCGGTCCTCAAAGCGCTCAGCCTGCTCGGCAAGTCTTTCGGCAAAAAATCGCAGGAAGCCGGCGATCTCGAACCCGCACAGATTCAGGCGCTGCTCGGCGCACTGCCGCAAGGCATGGGTGGACCTCCGCCCTCGCCGCTGATGTCCGGCGCCGGACAGTCCGCACCACCCCCTCAAATGCAGTAAGGAGCATCACATGGGCAAAGACCTTCTCCCCCCCGGCACCGAACACACCCGCCCGCTGACGCGCGACTCGCAGCGCGACGGCAACATCTACGGCCCTCTGCGCTACCCGGAGATCGGCGGCTTCACGTCGTCGGCGAAGATGGGCAAAAAGACGCCCTTCAAGCAGGTCTCCCCCGGCGACAGCGTCAAGAAGTAAGGAACGGTCATGGCAAAGGAAGAATCGCTCGAAGGCCAGTCGCTCGCGCACATGGCGCGCGCGTTCTCCGACCTCGCCACCAACCCCAAGACCGCCCCGGAACTCAAGCGCCTGATTAAGAAGCTGGACCCGGACCTGCACATCCCCGAGCTGGAGACGGAAGAAAAGCTGTCGTCCATCGAGAAGAAGTTCGACGAGAAGCTTTCGAAGCTCGAAGAACAGTTGCAGCGCAAGGCCGCGATGGATCGCTGGAACGAAGTGCGCATGGCGCCGGTCAAGGCCGGCCTCCTCAAGGAGGAAGACATCCCCGCCCTTGAGGAGCGCATGAAGAAGGACGGGTTCGCCGCGAACCAGTACCTGCAAGCCGCCAAGCACTACGACATGGAGCGCCGCCTTGCAGAGCCGACCGGCTCAAATGGTCTCGCGCCCAAGCCGATGCCGGAAGAAGACCTCAAGGCTTTGCGCGCGGACCCGAAGTCCTGGCTGCGCAAGCAGAACGAAACCACCCCCGCCGACCTGCGCAACGCACGCGCTTCCGGCACCCCATTGCAGTAAGGGAGAGTAGAACATGGCGTTCCCCATCATCCAGAATCAGGGCATTGCGCCAGGCGGCGTGACGGCCACCGAACTCAATGCCATTACGCGGCGCGGGTTCATCCCCTTCGCCATCGACCAGTTCCGCCGCACGTCGCCTCTGGCCACGGCGTTCCTCGACAACGGCGTGGCGATTTCGGGCGGTCTCAACCCGATCACGCAGCCGGTGAAAATGAACGCGATGACCGTCGCGCAGACGGTCGGCTACGACGGCTCGTTCAACGCGCCGTCGCAGATCAACGGCATGGTCCCGGCGCAGTTCAACCTCAAGGGCATCGCCCTGCCCATCGGGTTCCTCGGCATGGAATCGGTGATCCAGGACGAGCACGATGTAGTGAACCGTCTGGAAGCGGTGATGGTGGACGCCAGCGACACGATGCTGGACTTTTTCACCGCCGCACTGATGAACAACACCACGGACAACAGCAACATCATCGGCCTGCCCGGCGCCGTGGATGATGGCACCAACCTGGTGACCTACGGCGGCCTGAGTCGCACGACCTATCCGCAATGGTCCTCGTATGTCCGCGTGCGCGCCGGCACCCCCGCACCGACCCGCCAGTTGGTGATGAACGACATCGTGAACACGATGGCGGGCGCCACCGGCAAGGGCGAGCGTCCGACGATGCTGGTCACTGATCCCGGTACGTGGGCACTGCTGGAAAACGACTTCCAGGGCCAGGAGCGGTTCGTTGTGGATTCCGGCGGCGTGCCTAACGGCGGCAAGCCCATCGAGTCGGGATACCCTGCGCTCATGGTCGGCGGCGTGCCGGTCTACATGGACCAGAACGTGACGCCCGGCACCATCTGGATTCTCAATCTCAAGTACCTGTCTTTGCACATCCACACGGGCGCGTTCTTCGCGTTCACCGGCTGGCATTCGGCTATTGTGGTGCAGCAGTTCGGGTACATCGGAGCATTCCTGACCCTGATGGAACTGGTGTGCAACCGCCCCAGTACGCAGGGCCGCGTTTCGGGCTATAGCTCGGCAATCTAAGGGAGCAACACATGAGCGTTCTCAAGCCCAGCACCATTGGCGGTTTCAGCTTCAACACCGAAATCTCGAATTCGCAGGTTCCGATTGCCACAACCAGTTCGTCCCTGGGTTCGGATGGCGTCACGCTGACCGTCACCACGGCGACCGCGCACGGTCTATTGGCAGGCCAGCACGTCACGTTCTCAGGCGCCACGCCGAGCACGTACAACGGCACGTTCTTCCAGATTCTGGCAGTCCCGACCACGACCACGTTCACCATCTACACCACCCTGGGCGCCGCCACGTTCTCGTCCGGCACCACGATCCGCGGGCTGTTCCTCACCAACGGGTTCTACTACGTGACGTTCGGCGCCAACGCCAGCTTCCAGTACAACCCGGACAACACCGGCTACCCGAACACGTCTGGCGACAATCCGACCCGCACGGGCGCTGTGTGGCGCACGCCGACGAATCCCGGCACCTGTCTGTACTTCGACGGGTTCGGCATGGCCATCCTGCTCGGCGGCAGCGCCGGCACCACTCTGATCTCGAAGGTGAAGTGATGAGCGTTTACGTGTGCAACAACAGCGCGGCCGATTTCGCCTTCAAGTTCGACGGAGACAACTACCTGCTGCCGGTCGGCAAGACCGTGGAAATCCCGGAAGATGCCGCACTCTTCGCGTTCGGTTACGGCGGCGACGATGCCGCCAAGCGGCGCGCGGGTGCGCGCTTCGGGGTGGTCTCGACCACGGCGGACCTCGCTTTCGGCAAGCTGGATGCGTGGCTGGCAAACTTCGTGTTTGCCGAACCGCAGCCGGTCGATCCGCCGGACTTGTCGGCAGCGCCGAGCGCCGACGAAGGTTCGGACGCCAACGCCGATCCGGCAGACACCTCAGACGCGGCAGCGGACGCGCCCATCCGGGAAACCGTCACTCGCCGCCGCAAGCCGGTGCCCGATTCCCTGGCTGCGTGATGTTTCACGTGGAACATGGGGGCGCCGAGTGCGCCCCTTTTGTTTTGATAGGATAGAGCATGCCCATCGCCCTGCCTCTGCCGCCAGCGGGTTCGTTCTCATTGAGCGACTACAACTACGCAGTGCGCAGGCTGTTGCACGATCCTAATGCGCGTGCGTTCAGCGACGAGGACATCAACAAATACATCAACTACGCGCGGCAGCAGCTTGCACGCGACACGGGCTGCATCCGTGTGCAGCAGACGATCACGATCAAGCAGGGTATCGAGCAGTACAACCTCCTGACCGACTTGCCGTTCGGGCCGGTCACCATTGACGTGCGGCAGATCACGCTGAATTGGGGCGGGAATTACTACTACCGCCTGATGGAGTGGACGTGGCCGCAGTTGAATACGTGGCTTCGCCAGTACCGCACCACCTTCGACAGGCCGCGCGCTTTCGCCCGCCCTTCCGGCGGCATCGTGTACGTGGCGCCGATCCCGAACCAGGATTATTCCAGCGATTGGGACACGATTCTGATTCCCGCCGACCTGGTAGACAACACCACGCCGGATACGATCCCGATCCCCTTTCAGATCGCTGTGCCGTACTTCGCGGCATATTGGGCAAAGCAGTATGAGCAAAGTTTTGCGGAAGCGGAGATGATGAAAAAGCAGTACCAGCAGTTTGCGCGGAACGCCATGAATACGTGGCGTCGGTCGATGGATCGCAACCCCTACGGGGTGTGACGTGCCCGTACCACGCGCCGCAGCAGCGCCCACCAACCCACCGCACCAGTTCCTGAGCCTGCGCCAGTTCGGCAGGCTGAACACGCGCGCGTCCCGCACGTCCATCCCACAGCAGGACTTCGCGTATCAGGAAAACCTGATGGTGGTCGGCCCCGGCAACTTGCAGACCGTGCGGCCCGCCGCGCAGCTCAACAGCATTTCCAATCCCGCCACAGCAACGCCTTCGAGCCTGCTGTGGAAGCGCAAGTGGTACGCCAACATCAACAGCGTGGATTGGGAGATCGGCCTCGCGCTCGACAACGCGACCGTGTGGGCGATGCGGCTCGATGGCACCACTACCTATCAATTGACTGGCATCACAGGCGCAATCAGCGATGTCACGCAATACGACGACCAGGAAGCCTTGCTGATCGGTCCTGCGGGGTTCTTCTCGTGGGATGGCACGTCGGCGGCTGTGGTCAACATCGGTACGCAGCAGGTGTACCGCATTTTGCTTACAAACATATCCACAGCCACGGTGCAAATCGACCCGGCCACGATTTCTCCGGCGGGGCACACGTTTACGGTCAACGAGCAGGTCACTCTATCGAACGGCCAGACCGCAACGCTGGTGGACATCAACACCAGCGGTACGCCGGTTGCGGGATACTTCCTCGCCCTCGACAACATCGACCTGAAGCCGCTTGTGGGCGGCACAACGATCACGGGCGGCACTTCCGGCACCAGCGCGACGATCATCGACAGCAGCAGCTTCACGGATGGACACCCTGCGTTTGCGGCTGGTATGAACATTTTTCAGGGCACCGTGACGGGTAAGGCGATTTCGTTCAATTCGGTCACGGGAGAGCTGATTGTCAAACAGACCTCGGCGGGAAGTTTCACGCTGGGCGGAGGTACGATCTACAGCGACTCTTTAGGGGCGGGCATTCCGATTTCGGTGGTCCCGGTCGGCGCGCCGTCATCCGGGGATTTCATTGCGGTGTACGCAAGCCGCGTGTGGATTTCCAGCGGGCGCGCGGTCACGTTCTCAGGGCCGGGCGGGTTCACCGCCGAGAATTGGGACGTCGCGCTCGGCAGCGGGTCGTTCAACATTGAAGATCCGATCCTGAACGGCAACATCACCCGGCTGTGGGTCGCCAACGGCTACCTCTACATTTTCGGATCAAGCTGCATTTTCAACGTCAGCAACGTGTTCGTGCCAAGCGGACAAGTACCACCGACGCCGCTGTTTTCGCTCACCAACATCGACGCGATCAACGGTACGCCCTTCTCGTACAGCATCGCGCAGATGGGCCGCTACACGATCTTCTACAACGTGCACGGCGTGCATGCGCTGCTCGGATTTAAGGTCGAGCGCATCTCGACGGTCATCGACACCACAATGCAGCAGATCGACACCAACCCACCGGGCCTCGTTTCGGCGGCGGTCGGCATCTGCAACAACCTGCTGACCTTCTGTCTGCTTCTGAGCTGGTTTGACCCCACCGAGTCCACCACGATCAGCCGGCAGGTGATCTTCTGCTTCCACATGGATAACGGGGACGGCGGCGGCCCGAAGTGGTTCGTCCACGACCCTGGACTGTTCACCGCCACTGGCGCCACCACCGACATCATCTCCGTTCTGTCCCAAGCCTATATCGCCGGAGACCCTGTAGCGTCCGCTGCGCTTGCCGTGTCCTCACCGGCTGCTGGAGGACTCGCCAACGCTTCCACGACGCTGTACGGACTTTTCCGGGGAACTGGCGCGCTGCACCGCAAACTACAGACTGCCCTGTGGGATTTCGGGAGCAGCATCCGGGTCAAGCGCACGATCCGTCTGGGATTCGAGGTAGACATCGCCGATCTCTCCGGCTACGCCCTGACGGCGACGGTGGACGGCGTGAACGCGCTCGGCGCCCCGAATGCCAGCAATGTGGTCAACGTCACGGCCGGCGCAGCACCGGGGCTGGTGTTGCCGTATTCGGACATGGCGCAGACCGGCCTCTACCTGGGCGTCACGATCTCCGGCGTCTGCGACGACACCGTGATTCAGGGCATCAACCTCGAATACCAGGTGTTGCAGCAGCTTTGGGAAGTCTGAGGTAGCTCTCAATCAGTTCGCAGGCTGCATCCCACCCGTAGCAGACGCGCGCCAGGTATCCGGCCTCGTTGAGCCGGTTGATCCACTGCATCTGTTCCGGCGACGTGCGCGCCTTGCTTTTCTCGGCTCGATGGCGAGGCCGTGATAGCCGCCGCAGGGCCACAGCAGCAAGTAGTCGGGGGCGCCCTTCTTGAGACCTGCTGCGACCGCCATCGCACCGGACCTGCCGCCACGCAAGCCTTCGTTCGGGATATGTACGAACATCCGCAAGCGGTGGTCATAAAGCGCGCGCACAGAAATCCACCGCACCAGCGAGCGCGCGTGCTGAGCTTCAGTTCCGAGGGCAGCGAGCGTGCCCACCTCAATGTGACCCGGCCATGTACGCCTTGTCAAAGGCCTGCCTCAGCTTGTCGATCTGGACGGACTGCATCTCCCCGAGCTTGTAAGTCCCGCCGAACATGGCCGCGATCTTCGCAAGCTGTGGCGGCAATGGCTTGTTGCCGCGTATGGCCTCGCGGAAGTCCTGCCATGCGCTTGTGGTATCCGGCCCTGTGTCCACAGAGTATTCGTCGGACCACCGCTCTGCGCGCAACCAAGTTGCGGCGTGCGGAATGTAGCGAACGTCACGTCCTGCCCATTCCCTGCGCGCCAGTTCAACGGCGGCAAGCAGTTCTGGCAGCGGCGGGCGGATCGGCGCAGTCTGGCGCCATGCTTTGCGTGCGTCCCCCTTTGCCAGCTTGCGCGGGTACAGCGCCCAGAATTGCTGAAATTCCGGGTCATCGTAAATGAGCTTACTCATTCGCGTTCCTCCATGTCCGAGAAAATTTCGTAGACCTCAGTGAGCACTTCCACATCGAAATGCGCCGTGCCCTGATACGCGTTTAGTTCAGCGTCCAAGCGTGCAGCGCGTATGTAACGCTCAAGGCAGCGCAAGATCAAGTGAAGCGGCATGCGCAGCTTTCTATTCACAGCCGTTCCGGCTGATGGAAAATTTCCGGGGTCTGAATCCGTGCCGCTTGGCAAGTTTCTCATGCGTCACCGCTGACTCGCGGCTTCCTTACGCTTGAACCGCAAGGATTTTCGGAGCGCGTAAGAGATGGTTACTTCTTGCACGGGTCGTCTAACCTGACGTTAGGCGTCAATGCGAATCCCGGATTCCAATACTGCGTTACCGCCCTTTAGAGCATGCGCGCACGCTGCTATTGCTTCTGCATTTGCACGCGCTGCGTTGGCTAAAGCCTCTACGGCTGCGCGCGTGTGCTCATTTGCTGCGGCGGTGGTGTTCGTTATTGTGCAGTTTTCTACTTGGTAGGTC